CAACAGCGTTGGTTGGTGCCTCGGAGAGGAATGCTCTTTCCTCACGGAGGGTTTGCTCTTGGTTCTCAAGCAGGACAGCGGTGACAGCTCTACGGTGTGAATCCTTGATTGGATCCATTCCTTGATAGTCAAGGATAGGTGCCCACTTCTCCTGCAGAGCTTCTGAATTGAAACTATGCATTTGAAATTAAACCTCTTAAAAAGTTAGTTTGAATGTTTATGATCTAAAAATCACTTTTTAGCAGCTCTGGAGAGAGTCTGCAGATAGGCTTGCATCATTGGGGAAACTTCTTCCGAAATTACCTCATTGGTAGAAACCTCTTCTGAAAGATTCTCGGAGGTGCTTTTTGGAGTACTAGCGTGCTCTGGGAAGTAAGACTTTCTCAGAGTTACCAGTTTCTCACGATAGTCTGAATCACTTTCAAACTCAACATTTTCTGCGAGAGTAGCGAGCTTGTCCTTTTGAGTGTCTGCAAGACCCTCAGATACCTCTGCAAAGATTACATCGGCGGTTGACTCGGCTAATCTACGATTCAGAGCGACGTTTCTTTCGATCTGCTCGTTGAGTTTACCTTCCATTTCATCTAGTTTATCTACCATGCTCTCAAGTACATCATATTTCTCGTCAGGGATAGTTACATAATGTTCTTCAAAAAGACCCTTCATGCCAGTGATGAAGGATTCAGTGATTTCGTTCTTGAGACCTTGCTCAACTGCGAGTACGTTCTCTTGGAACCACTCGTCAGCAACGTACTCAAGATATGAGTCGAGGCGCTCAGAGAGTTCTTCTCTGATTGCAACAACTTCTTCGACAAGGGCATTCTGATAAGTCTCATGGAGAGACTCTTGCATTTCTGCAACTTTGCTTCTGACTGCCGCTTCGAAAATTGTACGTGCTTTTTCTTCGAACTCTTCGGAGAGCTCTTCGCCTTCGAGAAGTGCTTGAACATCGGCTTCGATGTCAATACCTTCTTCTTCGACGAGTTCTTCTTCTGTTTCGTCCGCTTCGGCAACAACTTCGTCAGCTGCTACTTCCTCTTCGGAAACAACCTCTTCTTCGGTTGCTTCTGCTTCGGAAACTACTTCCTGATCTTCATCAACTTCAGTCTCTTCAGCACGTGCAGCTCTCATGTTGACTACATCTTTGACTTGCTTCAGAGTTGCACCAGGTGTTCTGAGTGCGTTTGAATCATCAAGGGGGTTTGAATTTTCGGGAGTAGGACCGCCGAGATCCTCAACAGGAATGCCAGCAGCATTCATTGGTTCGGCAGGTGCAGCCCCTTTGGTTACTACGTTTTCCATTTCTTGTAAATTGCTACCAACGGACATTTGAATATGTGATTAATTAAATAATCTTTATTTATTTATAAATCAAAGATTTGAGAGAAATTCGTTGAATAAATTCAACTTATGCTCTTCAAGTGCTCTTTGATCAACGAGAGTATTAATACGTCTCTTTGTTTGTTCTGCGAGTTGTTCACGAAGGATTCCTCCGTCCCAAACCCACTCTTTTCCTTCCATGATCCCATTGACAAAAGCGTCAGGAGCGGAAGGATCGGCAACGATATCAGCAGCAGTTGCTAACTGGAAATCTTCACCGACAACTTTATGACCTTCGCTTGTGGTCTGAAGTGAACCTACACCACGAGAAGAAACGCCAAGCATTACTCCTTCATCGAGAAGAGAAGATGCAATCTTGCCCATGGGGGTTGAAAGAATGCAAGCTTTTCCTTTGAAGTTGTTACCTTCTTGGACCAGAGAAGTAATCTTGTGTGAAACACGGTCAAGATTGACGGTAGGACCATCAGGGTGACCGAGTTCTCCAAGAGCACGACCCTTGTTTACGAAGTTTTCGCAGTAGCGATCAACTTCTCTTGAAAGAGTAGAAATGGGATACATTCTCCCATTACGGTTCTTGATTTCACCTTGAAGAAATACACCTTCAATGTATAACTTCTTTCCGGCACCAGTGCCTTCGGTGATAATTTTTACGTTAGTGACTTCTTCTGTGATAAGTTTCATTGTTATCTACCTGAGTTTGCGTCTACTTGGGTTCCTGTAAGTGCAGAATCACCTCTCAGTCCCTGACCTACATCTAAATGAATTACAACTCCACTAGATGCTGGAACTACTAAAGTGCCTAAATCGGCATTATCATCGGAATTTCTGAGAGTTACTGTTTTATGGGTAGTAGCATCAGTATTTGCTACCCAAACCGCAGTTGATGATGTAAATTGTGTTGTGCCAGACAGTGCAGCAGCAGTTCCTATAATTTTCATTATTCAGATTCCTCTTCTGTATCTGTTTCGTATTCATCAACTACTTCATCTTCAGATTCGTCCTGAACTTCAGGATATTCAAATTCTTGACCAAACATTGCATTAGCAACATATGGTCTTGCAATATCAATACGTTCTGCTGCTTTCGCATACAGAATTTCTTTCATTTTGTCGCTAATGTCGTTTGGCGAACCACCCGTAGCGATCAAATCGATAACGTCGTCCATAAAAATTCAATATGTTAATATACTATATTTATAACTCAGCCTTTTTGGTGTCTCTTGAGTACTGTCTATCAATTTTTGCTGCAGACGCTTCGAGGTCTGGTTCTTGTGGAACTTGACCCATTCCCATAGCGTCAGCACCCATACCTTGCATACCAGATCCGTCTCCACCTTGCATTGATGGATCCATTGGTTGTGGGAGTGGTTGACCAGTAATTGGATCGATTGTTGATGGATCTGGAATGATTCCTTTTTGAATTTCGTCTTCAATCTGAGTATCGATCTCAATGATTTCTTGATCAGTTTGACGAAGGACTCTCTTTCTTACATATTCAGTAGAATAATACTTTCCAATGTAAGGTTCAATGGTTGCTAAAATACCAAGTCTATTTTGAACGAGTTCGGATTCTTTAAGTTCGGCAAACTGATTATCATACAAGAAGTCATACTGAATATGATCTCTCATAACTTCCCAATCTTCGGGAGTTACAATATTCTTGAGAATCAATTGAGTTCTCAGCATGTCATTAAACATCTGAGCAAAACGCTTTCTCAGACGACCAACAAACTTAGCAAACTTAAGTTCGTCTCTCAGAATCTCAGAAGAACGACCAAGGTTGAAACCTCCATCGGAAGCAATTCTTGATTCTGGAACTCCAAGTGCTCTGTAGAGTTTCTTTTGGAAATACTCAATATCGGCAAGTTCTCCAAGGTTTTGACCACCAGGAAGTGTGGTGATTTCAGTTCCTCTACCACCTTCACGGCGAGGGAGCCAGAAATCCTCAAGCATACTCATAAACTTACGATCGTCACGAACTTCACCAGTTTGTGCGTTATAAACCAGTTTATTTCTGTAACGAGACATAACCTCTTTGAGGTATTGCTCTGCTTTTACCTTAGGAAGATTGCCAACGTCAATATAGAAAATACGACGTTCTGGTGCTCTCGAAAGTCTGTAAATAACCAAGGAATCTTCAATCATTCTCAGTTGATTGAGTGCCTTGATTGCTTTGTGGAGATATGAAAGAACAGTATTCTTATTTCTATCTACAAGACCAGAAGTGCAGTATGTGACTGAATCTTTTGCAATCTTTACTGCCTTTGCTCCACCACGCGATGCTGCCATCGCGGAAGTTGGATAACTTGGTGAAGGTGTATATTGAAAATACTCTTCGAATTCGGGACCATTTAAAACGTCTTCACTCTTCCCATTAATCCTGGCATAACCAGTATCTAATTGATTGCCAGCCTTCTTCTTTTCTTGACGAATATATTTGATCTTTAGGGGATCAATATATCTCAATTCTTGAATCCCTGCTTGGGGATTCTTCATGTCAATAACTTTCAGATAATATACTCTACCATCAACATACCAGTTGCGGAATATTTCGTGCGATTTGCGATCGAAGTCTAAAATTTCTTTGAGATATTTGAACTCTGCTCTAATCTTAGCCTTAAGATTGTCGCTTGCATTAAGATTAGAAAGTTCGATCTCTACTGGAGAATCATAAAGATCGCTAACGATTGCTTCATTAACAACGTCTTCAATAGCACCGTCACACTCTGGGTGCAGTGCCATTTCTCTATATCTTTTAATTAAATCATGCTCTGTTCGATATACACCTTCAATATCGACATATTGACCATAGAATCCACTAGAAATATAGTTATCAACCCCGTCCTGATTAGTTTCAGGAACGGGGGAGATAACCGAAGGTGATTTATTCTGTTTGTCGTCAATAGAAAAACCAAAAAGTTTTGCCATAGTATAAAACTAAGTACCCTTTATTCTTCTATTTAGTTGATGTCTTCACCACCAGCATTTGCACCAGTGCCCTTAGTAGCTTCCCACCACTGAACTTGAAGTTCAACAGTGAATTCTTGGATACCTTGAGCATCATAAGAAAGTTCAATTGGAGATACCTGAGTTGGGAACACATCGTAGAAACGATATGATCTCAAGGTAGAACCATCACGGTCTAACTGGTAAACATAAGCATCTGCTTGATAGTCTGCTGGATTAACCAGACCAGTGTTATCAGATACTCTGTTGATAGTGTTCATCCAACGCTCGAAAGCAGAGCGAATGGAGAAGTCAGTATCGTTCAGAACAGTGACGGTCCAGGAATCGAAGGTTCTATCACCTGCGATTTTCAGAACACGACCTCTGAAAGGAACTTCAATTTGGGCAATGTTGGATGCAGGCATGTTTGCACCCTTGACCAAAAATCTTGACTTCTCAAGAACAACTGAGTCTGGTTGAGCAGCGTCAGGGAAAGTAAGAACGACTTCAAAGAGGTTGGCGCGAGCGCCACCACCCGTTAACTTACTCTTGAAGTCGGTAATTTTTCTTAGTGGGGGTGGATTAATTTGATTTCTAGCTGGCATTTGTTTTAACCTCTAATTGAATTAAACGGAGCCGATTACTTCTTCAAATGCAACACCAGTTCTGGTGGCGATGAAGGTCAGACCGATGAAGTTGATCGATCTTGCAGGTTTAATGAAGATATCTGCTACGAACTCATTGTTGTCAATGACTGCAGCAGTATTGTTGGTCTCATCACAGATAACGACATAATCAAAGATGCCTCTCTTGGACTGAACATCGCGGAGGAATGGTTCAATAATGTTCACAAAGTTGGTTCTTGTGATTTCATCGTTGAACTCGAACAGGAAGTCCTTAGCAGCAGCAGAGATTGCGTCTTCCAGATAGATGAACAAGCGACGGACGTTGATTCTATCGAATGCGGAAGACTTACCAAATCCAGTCTTATCACCGAAGAGGATGATTCCTGCTCCAGGTGAGAAGATAACTGGGTTGATTCTATTTGTATAGAGAATGTCTCTCTGCTTTCTTCCTGGGTTGTATGCCAGTTTAACTGCATTCAGGATTGCTCCTCTTGAAGTTCCAGCAGGTGAGAACCATGGGAACTGTTGAACGTCTGTTCTGGCACAAGTACCAGCAACGTCACCATTCAGAGGAACATAGCGGAATGTGTCATTGAAGCGGTCGTACATGTACTTATAACCACTATCAAAGACTCCATATGTTGTGGAGGTGATTGGAGCATAGAAACCTACGACATTGTTGGTGATTGTATCGATATCATTGACCGTTACAGTTCCAACAGTGTTATCAGTTAAGAATGCTTGTCTGTATGGTGAAATGAATGCAACAGCATCCTTTCTTGCTTCCGCAACTGCAATACACTTGTTAGCAAGTGCTTGTGCCTGCTCTTTGCTGTAGTTTGCAGAACCCATGAGAATGAAGTCTACTTCATACTCTTCAGTGTTCTCAAACTTAGTATATCCAGACTGAATATCATCAAGTCCAGAATAGAGTGACATTGCAGTGGTGAGATCCGTCTTACCCTGATAGTTAAGACCACCAGCGAGTGTCAGACTGAGTGAACCAGCACCAGCAAAGTTAACGCCGTCAGCATCTTGATCCCAACCAGCGTCAGCATCAAGTTCAAATTGTGAAACACCATTGTCGCTGAAAGCGATAGTTGTAACTCCAACAGGAGCAGAACCACCGAAAATGTATTCAGAATTGGTGAAGAGATACTTTCTCCAGTAAGAAGGTGAACCAACAGAGAATTCTGCATCCTTCGCTTTAGAAAGATTCAGGTGCTTCTCAAGGATTGATCCAGCATTACCAGTGATTGTTCCTTTGTCGTCAATGACAACAACGTGTACTTCGTCAAATCTACCGCCTCTAGAAGCGACATAATCAGAAGTTCCAGGTCTGTTTGATAATGCATCCCACTCAAGAGATCCAACAGAAAGACTAATTGATTGATTCTCAAACCAGTCCTTTTCTCCAGTGTATGATCTGGAATAAAGTGGTGCGTTTACTGAACCAGTTGCATCAGTGTGAATGCCAATGCTACCTACGTTAGGAAGAGCATAGACACCGTTTTGCTGATAATCAACGTCTGTTGCAGTTCCAGCAGCAGAAACGTGCTTAACCAGTTTTACTGAAATTTCATTGTCGCTTGCGATTTCAGTAATAACTCCCTGGAAGTATCCATCCAGTAAAGAAGTTGTTCCTGCACCAGCGACAACGGTCCCTGCGGGCACTGCAGCGGTAAATCCGTATCCTACTGAAATATCAGTACCAATGCCAGTAGAGGTCAGAATCTGGTCTGCTCTACCGTCAATAATAGCAACCTTAATTCCGTTTGCCCAGGTTCCTGGATTTCTTGCAGCAACGGTTACGTTCGTGATAGCATTCTCGTCATAACCGAGTTGCTCATAATGTTCGGTGCTCTTAATCTTAATGCTTGAAGCAGCACCTACGAATGCGTTCTTCAGTTGCTGATCATCTGCTCTGGAAACTCTAAGAGTTCCACCGTAAGCAAGATAAGATGAGGCAACCATCCAGTGTTCGTAGTGCTTATCGACTGAGTATGGTCTGCCGAAAGTGTCTAAGAGGTCATCCTCATTTTCGATCAATTGGGGAAGATCGACAGGTCCTTTTGCGAATGGAGCAACAAGCGCCCCAACCGAACCAGAAACTGGATCGACTCTTCCAATGGTTAAGTCAACTTCTCTTACTACAATTCCAGGAGATGCTAAATTTAGAGGCATCTTGGTGTTCTCCTTGGTCCAGAATTATCTGAAAA